CACCAGTTAAAGTCTGTGTAAGAAAGTATTTGAAGGCTTCTTGCTCGCTTATTTCACGCAGCTCACCTAGGCGATAGGTTCGACCTGGTATGGTGTATAAGTCCTTATCATCAGAGACGATAATAGGGTTTTTGTACTTACCGTTAGTCGCAAGAATACCGAGTACATCATCGGCTTCTAGCTGATCATATACATGGGTGTCGTACAGCTCGCTTATGTGGTCTTTGAGCCTTTTATAGGCCAAAGGTTTGCGAGTGTTTTTCCGATTGCTCTTGTAGGTCGGGAGTACCGTTTTTCTGAAGTTGTCAGAGCCACTGAAAGTGAATATGCAATCATCAGCATCAAGTTCCTCCACTATGTTTTTCATGTAGTCGTTAAAGGTATCTACACAGTCACTGAAGCGTGAGTGTAGTGTGTGGATGTCGTCATCCCACTGTACTTCTGTTTCGTGGCCTATTGTGATTTGAAAGACCACCATGTCGCCGTCAAATAGCAAGGTGTTACTCTTCTTCATAAGTACCTCGCACGACGTCCTCTAAAAATATCAAGCCATCGCTTGTAATTTTCCAAAGGTTTGACCATTGGTCGTTTTGGACATGTGTGCTGATTAAGCTGCAGCAAGCAAGCATGGCTACTGCGTCAGCGTGTTTGCGGGCAAAGTTGCTTCTTGTGGTAAAGCCTTCAAAATGTGACTTTGCAAGGACTTCAAATGCCGCAGCATCAGCCTCAGTGGGTTGTTGCCCAATTGCTTCCGACACTGAACTCGGCGTCAATTCTACATCTGAAGTTGAAACTTCTGCCTGCCTCTTCTGCGCTTCCTCGAATGATATTACCGACATCTTCGGCTATTTCCTTCCTACAGGCGACCTGCACTTCATCGTGCACCCACGCGCAGAATACGTAGTCTTTATCCCACCCATGTTTGAAGCCTGATTGTTGTAAATTTTGTCGTGATAAAACCAGCCAACGTTTTGCAATTAATGCACCTGCGCTTTGCAAAAGCAGGTTAACTGCACTGTGGCTGCTGCGGGCGTGCAGCTTACGTTTATCTAATCCAAACAGATACTTACGAGTTTCTACAGCTGTTTCGACAGCACTGCGCAGCTGCTTTATAGCAGGGATGGCAGCAAAGAATTTCTCGCGTATCTGTCGTCCTTCATTACGGCCTTTGCCAATTACTTCACCTAGCTTTTGGTCACCTGCACCATAGATCAAACTATAGATAAAACGCTTTGCTGCATCACGGTCAGGTAGACCTGCAGCCTTTTGGTTTTTGGTGTGGATGTCGCCATTCAGCACTTCGGCAGCGTAGTCTCCAGCATCCCAATTGTGCATAAAATGTGCGAGGCATCTGAGTTCGAGACCTGACAAGTCGCAACCGACCAAGGACCACCCAGAGGGCACTGTAAAGAGTGAACGTATCTCATGGCCGTAAGGCAGCCGCATGCTTGGCACTTGTGCAATGTTGGGGGCAAAGTGGGTTGCTCTTCCTGAGACTGCTCCATTGGGAATGTATCTCCCGCGTATGTGGTTGTTTGAGTTTACAAGTTTGAGATAACCTTGATTGCCTTCGGCAAGCATCGCTATCCGCTTTTCCAGCATGAAGTATTCAGCTAGCAGTTTGGCTTCTGGGTACTCGAGTTCGCCAAGGATTGTTTCATCGATTTTGGCTTGTCCAGCTGGAGTGTATTCTTTTGGTTTCCATCCATACTTACTGGCGAGACGATCCCCGATTTGTAATCTGCTACCTGGGTTGAACGGGACCAACTTTGTCTTCGTCTTGAGGCTAATGACAGTGGGTTCAAATACGTCCTCCATTTGTTTCTTGATGGCATTGCGTTTAGCAGACAGTTCTGCATAAAGCTGAGCTGCTGCAGTCGTGTCAAAAACAAAGCCTGTTTGCTCCATGTCAGCACAAACTTGTGCTATTTCATGTTCTAGTTGTACGGCTTCTTCAGACGGCTCTTGTTCCATGCAATGCTTATATAGCTTTGCGGTTACACGGACGTCTTGAAGCATGTAGTCCATCATTTCTTGACTGAACTCTTCAAAGCCTTTGTCGTAGTCATCTTTATATGTACCAATTCTAAAGCCCCACGCTTTCAAGCTATGGCTGCCATAAAGTTTTGGACTCATATTTTCATGACGTGAAACAAAGTCTTTGTCTTTTATGTTCGGAAAAAGAAGGCGTGATAGAACTAGGGTGTCGATCACTTTGTCTGGCTTAAAATCTGGATAGAGTTTTTGTATTGCTGGAATATCGAAACCGATAACATTGTGGCCACCAATTACTCCTGATGATAAAGCGTTTATGGCTTCGTCAATCTGGTCTGGATAAAATTGGTGCAGCGTTTCGGTTTCAGTGTCCCAGTAAGCCAAACAATGGATCTTTGTCATTTCGTCCAACAGACCGTCAGACTCAAGGTCAAAGATTTTCATGTTTCTCCTTAGAACGGCATCTCATCGTCAAAGTTGTGCTCTTTGAGTCTGCCAGTTTCATTTTGGTAAGTTAAAAGGCACGCTTTGCCTGTTTCGCCTGTGAATCTGTTTTTCACGACACGAACAGTTGTCTTGTTTTGCTCGTCACCTTGTTGATCACGCTCAAGGCCAATAACAATGTCAGATAACTGACCGATGCTATGGCTGCCACGCAAAGAATTTAGTGATACTTGCAAACCATCCTCAAAGCCTTTGTTGCCTTCAGGTCGTCTCAGATGAGACACAAGCAACATGCCTATGCCTGTCTCTTCAACTAGAGTGCGGAGTCGTGTCATGCAGACATCTATCGCTTTGCGTTCATCCGCAATATCAAGACCACTAATAAGAATAGATATATGGTCAAGAATAACCCAAGAACATTCGAGTCCTTTGGCCAAGTAACGTATTTTAGCAATGATATTGTCGACAGCCACGCTGCCAAAACTATCGTAAAGATAAGTGCTACCACTGCCGAATAGCTCATTAAACGCATTGCGGAGCTCATCTTTTTCCACATTGTTCGCGTCGATGTGGAGTAGCTTGTTAAGCTCGATACCAATAAGACCGAGCGCAGTCCTTTTGACTGACTCTTCGAGGGCGATGTATCCAACGCGTTCTCCTTGTTTGATGAGATGATGAGCGCATTCACGGACAAAAGCAGATTTGCCGATACCCGACCCTGCTGTGACCGTGATTAACTCGCCTTTGCGCATGCCTCTTGTTTTTTCGTTAAAGGCCAGCAAAGGGATAGTCAATGGCAGATGCTGCCTCCTGCCTGCTCACCACATCCCATAAGTCTTTGGCAGCAATAATACCGTCAGGTCTATATTGGGGAGCGTTCCAAACTGCTTGGACAAGCTCTTTAATACGACCTGCAAGTAACATTTCATTTGCATCTTTTAGTGGCAATTGAGCCACAAATGCTTTGCCTGGCTCTAGTATCTCGGCACAAGCAGAAGCTGCTTCTTGGCCTGGCTTGTCAGCGTCAAAGCAAAAGACAACTTCAGTAAAATTCTGAAGCCACTCTAGCTCTCTTCTAACAGCCTTAGGCGCACTTTGAGCACCTTGGGGGACAGATACCACAGGCCACTTGTTACCAAGCGCCTGGGATAAAGATAGGGCATCTATTTCACCCTCAACAATGAACAGTCTTTTGCCTTTGCTTTGCAGCCATTGGCCAAAGAATGGAAGATTAGAGCCATCACCGATGACCCTAAACTCCTTGTCTTTTGTTCTTGTTTTGAGGGCAACTAATTTGCCGTTGCGATAGTATGGTGCGATTTGTCTCGAACTATCCACTCGGTACCCGAAGTGTCTTGCTGTATCAGCTGAGATACCTCGGGCTTTGAGTGCTTGTGTTTGTGCTTGCGAGTATACAATGTCTGCTTCCGATGTACTTTTGGCCGGTACTTCGGTGAACGGACTTGCTTCGCTAGATGGTTCCTGACTTTCATCGACTTCTCCATATGTTTCGCATGAGAAACAGTATGTGTGTCCGTCTGTGTAAAGTGAGTTGGCGTCGCTGCTTCCGCAGTTATTGCACGGAAGGTGCGCTAAAAATGTCGCTGAGGAATCCTGTGTTTCCGTCATGTGTTGGCTCCGTCCATCCTTCAGGTTTGATTAAGTCCCAGCCACCACTTTGTTCGCGACCAGGTTTGACACCGCGCTCTTTTGCCATATTGGCTAAGTGCACTTCGTCCCACGCTTCTTGGATGTCGACACCTAGCAAAGCTAGAGTGCCAAGAGCAAAAACCGTTATATCAATTAGAGAATCGACAATGCCTTCTTCGTCATTTGCAGCCACTGCTGCTCCAAACTCTGAAAGCTCTTCTTCCATTTGTTCACCACGGAAATAAAGTTTACCGAGTGTTAGTGGTTCATGATTAAACCCGTATTTGGCCTGCAAGGCGTAAACGTCAGCTACGATGCTAGACATGCTCTCTCCTTTTGGGTTTTGCAAAAGCCTCGACAAATAGATCTATGTCGTGCTTTTCGTAATCAAACAGTATGTAAGTGCCGTGCTTGCCTTCACTTGCTAGCTTGTCAAAAGTGGTCAACACAGGTGCTATGTTTTTGAACATCTCAGGACGTTCTGATTTCATGCGGTTGTGTGTGCCAATTGCTGAGTCAGTGCGGCATAGTATGAAAGTTGGATTATAGGCTTTAATGGCCTCTTGGCATAAAGCAGCAGTGTCGTAACTCGGACCGTCTCGGTAAGTTGTGCCGTATGCTGCTTCACTCAAAGCCCATCTATCGATGACGCAAGGAACATTTGCCATTTCTTCTAGCTTGCCTGCACTATGCAAAAGCAAGCGATGGTAGGCTTTTATGTTCCAGCTGTCGTGATAGCTGCAGTGTATGTATTGAGCGTTTTGAAACTCACAGATCTTTTTTGCTAATGTTGTTTTTCCTGTGCAATCTGCACCTTCAATTATTATCATTTCCAACCTCTAAATTGGTCGGCAGCACGCTTCAAATTTGTGATGAAGTCACCTGGATTCAAACACGAACAAGCAGTGTAGTATTTAGTTTCTGCGTCGTTGGTGTCTTGAGTTTCCAACCACTTTTCAGCATCTTCAAAATGATGCTCGTATAAGTGAAAAGATCCAGCGCGCACATAAAGATTACCTAATGACACGCCAATGCTTTTGACCATCCACAGATACACTTGCATGTATTTGCCGATGGCTGAAAAGGTGAACATGTCATAGGGCATACCCCAGACAACGTCTTGGCTGCGCATATTTACGACAACATGAAGTTTGCCTGCGCGCAGTAAAAACTGGATGCCGGTTGTGCATGGTATATCTTTGGAAGGACCTGGTCGCTCTCGCCAAATATTGATGTAACAGCGGCGGCTGTCTGGATCATTGGCTAATTCTTCGGCTGCCCAACTAATTTGGTCCATAACTTTGGGACCATAAGCGCCATTTAAAGTCATTCCGTCATCACTGAAGCGCTGGTAGTTTTTCATGAACGGCATAATAAATTCTAAGTCATTACGCCCTAATAAAATCCATGCTGCTTCGACAAACATAAATGGGTAATTCAAGTTCCTGCCTTTGTGTGTAACAACAGGCTGGTTCATATCGATTGAGTAGTTGTAGTTAATAAGTTCTTTGATTTTCTGTTCACGCGGGTTGCTAATAAAATCATAACTGTGTGCAGTTTTATTTAGTGCAGTAATCCACGCTTCATTTGGTGATGTCATAGACACTCCTACAAAAGAAAGGAGCGCCCGAAGGCGCCCCTAAATTACTTAAACAGCTTGCTTATAATGCGGCTTGCCTAGGTAATATTCTGTGTACGGTGTTCCACGAGTATCTTGTTTGCTGCGCTTCTTGACATTGAAGCCTTTGCTAACCAAACGGCTAATGGCAGCTGTAAGGTTTTGAAGATCAAACTCGTGCATTGCAATAAGCCTTGTAACTTTACGGCCTTGCTTCAGGTGTTTGATTAGTTGTTCTTGCTTTGTCATAAATCCACTCTCCTGGAATAAGTTTGTCGGCGTGTTTAAACCCATGTTTGTCGCACCAATCGGCATAGCTAGTTTTGCTGCCTTTGTTGATTTTTGATGCACTTCGGGTAAACACAAACCGAATGTCTAAGTCTGGATTTTGTTGTTTCACTAGACGCATCTTGCGGCGGTCTTCACTTGTGAACCTGCCTTTGCATTCAATTATGACGTCATTAGGTAAAACAAAATCTGGGATATACTTGGCGTCTATTTGATATGGAATTTTGCGTTTTTCATATTCAAAGTCGACACCAAGTTCTTTGAGCTGTTCAGCTACCGTAGCTTCAAGTCCGCTGCGGTAGCCGTTTTCAAATTTAATGTGTCTAAAAGTCGAAGGACGCATCGTTGCCTTTAGTCTCTTCTGATGCTGCATGGACATAACCGTCTTCAACTGGTTCAAAGGCTGTCCCACCAAATTCAACGAGGTCGATAATTTGCACGGCGTTGAGATACATCGTAACACCTGTATTTCCTCCTGCGTTGTATGTAGACATGACGCCTGAGACTTTGATGCCTGAACCATTGCCGACGTTGAGGTCTTCTTTAATTACTGAACCTGCAGCATCATAAAGAACTGGTTTCTTAGCTGATTTAGCTCTGATGCGGACACCTCCGCTTTCTTCATCGATTTCAAATGGCCACTTGGCTTTTGGTAACGCTTTGTCACCGTATTCTTCTACAAAAATTTCTTTGGCTTTAGCCATGATGGCTTGAGCTTGATCTTTGGGAACCATAAGATCAGTTTTGTAGACACCTTCGGCGTTGTAGCGGGTGTCTGGGTTAGATAACCAAGGCCACACTGCACTACCTTTAGGCGTCACAAATTTAGCTTTGCTCATAAAGCGCTCCTTTAATAAATGTTTGATTTTCTAAAATTGAGGCTGCTTCTTTAAACAGCCAATTGATGTTCACTCCGAGCTCATCAAGCTCAGCCAGAACATCTACAGGGACGGGAATATCGTCCTGTATGAGGCTTACTGCGCGTGCAATAAGATCCTCACGCCGTTGCTCGTACGACATGCTAACTCCTCTTGATATATGTGATGGTTAAGCGAAGGCGTAGTCGCTAGCTAAGACTTCTCTAAGATTTAAATTTCCGCGCTCTGGTATATCGACCATTGCCATTCGACTGCCGTCGTTTAATTGGCTAAAAGCAGAATTATATAACCTTTGAATAACGTCAAAGTGCTCGTACATCGCAACAAATTGTTCTCTTATTAAATATGAGAACTCTTGAGTGTCAGCTGCTTGTGTTCCAAAGCTGTCATGGATCAACATGAAGTCTTCCATGCCTGCATCTAATCCAGCTAAAACGCTGAACATCAAGTGACTGGCATCAAGTGAG